TTCTTGAACATTAGGCTGCTCATTAGATTGCGCAGATGTGTCAACGGACTGATTGTCGTCCTCAGTAGTTCTTTCAACATTTATTGTCTCCTCTTCTAGAGATTGTTCTGGTGCTACTGCATCAAGGTCTATCTCTTGGGCCTGTTCGTCAGCTTCGCCAACGTCTATTGTTTTTTCTTCGTCTTGCATAGTTAATTCCTCCTATGGATTACATTGCGTGCAAGATATCTTCGGGATTATCTATTGTCCCTAGTATCTCGTCATCGTTTAACATTCGTATCTCACCACCGTCAATCTCCATGCGTGATCCTGCATACCTTGCAAATATCACCCAATCTTTTTCTTTGCACCACGGAC